AAACACAAACAAATATTAAAATGAATGCATTAAGTTCATTCTTATTTTTAATCAATGTATTTTATTTATGGGATAAAAATGATACTGTTTATTTGTATTCATTTATATCTTTGTTTTTATCATCCTTCTTATATCATCAAACAAGCAATAAAACTTTAAAAATAATAGATAGAATATTTACCTATAATGTTATTTATCAGGGATATAAAAGATTAATATTTGAATATGATATGTATTTAATGATAACAGTAATTTGTTTTTTAAGTTGTGCTTATTTATATGTTGGAGGATATATTAAATCAAAATATTCATTTGATAAAAATAAACAAAAATCAGAATTTTATCATATATTTGTCCATCTATGTGCTTGTATAGGACATAATACAATAATTGCCAAATTAGAATAAATTATAGTTAATTAGAATTATTTTTTATATTTAATATTCAAATCAACAACTGCATCCAAACATTCATCATATTTATGCATTTTTTCATTTAATATAGTATTTTCTTCTTTTAAGTTATTTATTTCATAATTGAAATGTTCATTTTGATTATGCAATTCATTTTTTAATTGTTCATTGATTTTAATTAGGTCTTCATTTTCTGTTTTTAAATTATAAATTTCATTTTTACAAGTCGAAAGCTCTGTATATATTTTTGAATTGTTCATTCCCATAATTTAATATTACATATTTATTTACAAAAATATTTAATCTTATTAATGGTTGAAATGGTGGAAATACCAAAAATCAAAAAATTAAATTATTTAATTTCTGTATCTGATGAAATAAAAAATGACAAACATATTTTTGAAGAAGTGAATTTAAACATTTTAATTCATTATTTAATTTTTTCTAAATATTTACATCAATCCGTAAATAGACGAATAAAATTAATTTACAATTATAATTTAAATAATAAAACGAATTTAAATTTTTTTGATAATCTAATATTTAGTGAAATTATTTTAGAAATAAGAATTTACTTGAAATTACAAAAATATTATAAAAATATTATTTTCCAACAATGGCATTTATTTAATCCAATGATTAACTATTTTATGATAAAATATTGTGATTAATAAGAAAAAATATTTAATATATATTGTTTAATATGTATTGTTGAATATATATATATTATTTATTTATAAAATATATAAATAAATAAATCTCTCTCAAGAGGGATCGAACCTCTGACCTCCCGATTAACAGTCGGATGCTCTAACCAGCTGAGCTATGAGAGACTATAAGATACTTACTTATATTAAATATAATATTATTTCTTTAAGTCCATTTTTATAAATTAATTATAAATTTTAAAATAATTTTTTCACCTTTATCAAATGGTGTTATATTATGAATAATATCTCGAGGTTTAACAATAATTAAATCATTTTGGTTTTGATAATATTTATGTATTTTTAAATTTTTTAAATATTGAAAATAACTATTACTATTATTTTCTAATATATATATACATTCTAAATAATTATTCATTAATTTCTTATCTTGATGCCATGGTAATAAGTCAGTATTTTTTTTATAAATTCTATATTCTATTGGATAATTTGGATATTTTAAATTTACATTAAATTCTTTTTTTATTTTATTTTTTAAAAAATCATTTTTATAAATTATGTCATATATATTTTTATATTTATTGAAATCCAATAATACATATTTTTTATATTCTTCATCATTATAATTTTTTATATTTTTTAATAAATTATTTATTTCTACTATTTCATCTTCTTTTAATAAATTATTTTTTATACATATATAATTTTCCAAAATAAATAAATAATAAACTAATATTAGTATTATTATTAATAATATTACTAATAACATATTTTTTAATAATAAAAAAAATAAAAAAAATAAATTTCATTTAACTAGTAAATGGTACTTCACTTCCTGGACAATAAAAACCACCAAAATTATCATTTACGGGTAATGCTTGTGATGTACCAAATTGTCTATACCATCTATTACTATAAGCCCTTTGTTGTGCTAATGTTAAATTCATTTTCTTAACACTCGATATTATTGGAAACTTTTCAGGATGTAATCTCATCATTGTGTATAAATTTTGTTGTTTTTTTAATTTTCTAATTCTATAAACATTACTATACATACAATGTAATTTGGATGTTAATTCACTTTCTAATGGAAGTTTTACTACTTGTCCAAGATTTATATCTGCATACGATTGAAAAGGAAAAACAGAACAAATTTGTGGCTTTGCCAATTCATTAAATATAAATGGAATTTCATATACATTATTATTTTTATCCACTACATAAAATTTTGTATTTCCAACTTTTTCATCTAATGTAATTTCCATAAAATTTTTATATAAATTTATATTTTTATTATCAATATTTTTTGTTTGTACTAGTGTATCCCCACTTACATTAATTTGATTATTTAAATTATCTATACCAAATGATAAATCCGAATCACTTGTAACTAATCTAAATGTACCTATATACATCGCAACTTTTGTTGTATCTAATCTTTTATTTATATTGTAATTTTCAAAATATATTTTATCATTCCTTAATTTAAAATTATTATTCTCTTCTGTATATAAACATTTTATGTTATCATTCACTGTAAATAACATATCAAATTTTGAAAAAAATTTTCTACTCATATATATTTATTGATATATTTATTTTTTCATTTATAATAAAAATGCTGCATATATCAAAAATAATAAATAAATAGATATAATTATTGCTTGTAAATATAATAAATACCTAATTGGATTCTGGGAACATATACAATCATCATTTACTGATTGACTCAATTTATATACATGATGTACGAAAAATCCATATACTGTTAAATATAATAATATTCCAATATAAATATATATTTTAGCATTAGTACTATATCCACCTGATTTTAATTTATCAATTGTCATATACTTTGATATTAAATTAATTAATATAACAACATTAAAAGCAATTGTTATTGCTTCAATTATAATTAAATATTCAATATTTGATTTATTTACACTATTTTCTTCCTGGAAACATCTACATTTCTTTAAATTATTTAAATAATATACAATATATCCTAAGAAAAATATAAATAATCCTGTTATAATTATACTCACTGATAATAAATTTAAATAATTTGATTTTACTTTAATCATATTATAATTTTTATCACCCACTTCAAAACTATTTACTTTTTTTATAGATGACTTTTTAGATGACTTTTTAGATTTTAATTTTACCATTATATTTTATACACATATTTTTTTACATTGTTATTTCTTTTTTTTTATTTTTATTTTTTTCAGCTAGCCATGCAGATGGATCATCATCATTCATAAAAGGCTGCTTCCAAAAATAAGGTATTATATTATCTTTATTTGGATAATAACTTTCAAATATTTCCCTATAATACAACGATTCTTTATCATAAGGTGTATTATGTATATATTTTTTCCTTTTTTCTTTAAATTCAGTATCAGTATATCTTTTATTTATAAAATCTTGAATAATCTTGTAAGACGGATTCTCTTCACTACTTACTCCATCCGAAAAAGCAGTTTTTACTCTCCATATTAACTCTTTAGGCAATATATCCTCAAATGCCTTTCTAATTATATATTTTTCCATCCTGTTTTTAAATTCCTTATGTTTTGGATTTATACTCATTACATATTTTATTAACTCAGGATCACTAAATGGTACTCTTGCCTCCAAACCAGCTCCACTTATTGACTTGTCTGAACGTAATACATCAAAATAATTAATGTTTTTTAACATTTTCATATTTTCCTCATAAAATGAATCTTTTGATGGTGCATAATGAAAACCCTTATAACTTCCAAATATTTCATCCGAAACATCACCGCAAAATACTACAATGTCTTTACTATTATCTCGAATATAACATGATACTAGATAATTACCTATAGATGCTCTAACTGTTGTTACATCATAACTTTCAATTTGATAAATAGTGGTATCAATAGCATTCAAAAATTCTTCTGGACTTAATTCAATAATTGTATGATTTGTTTTTAAATAATCAGCAGCTATTTTTGAATATTTTAAATCAATTGAACCTTTCATCCCAATAGAATATGTATTTAATGTATTTTCTTTCATTTCTTTCGCTACTAATGCACTTACTATTGTACTATCTAAACCACCTGATAAAAGACAACAAATATTTCTATCACTCATTAATCTTTTTTGTACTGCTTTTGTCATAAGATTTTTAATGTTATTAATATGTTCTTTTTCATTATATTTATTATTTAATTTATCAAATTCAAAATATTGATTACTACTTATATGATTATTTTCCAAATCTAAAATTGAATATGTTCTGGGTAGAAATTGCTCAACATTATAATTTTCATCAATACTTTTAGCTTCACTACAAATAATAATATCTTGATTTTTTTTTCCTATAAATAATGAACGAATACCCAATTGGTCACGACTAATAAAAACTTTTTTTATTTTACTATCATATAATACAAACGCAAATTCACCATCTAGTAAATCTAATGTTTTTTCAATGCCGAATTTCTTATATAAATGAATAATAATTTCACAATCACTGTTTGTCTTATAATCTTCATTAAATCCATACATAATTTTTAAATCACTATAATTAAATATTTCACCATTACATATTAAATAAATTCCATCATCAAATAAAGGCTGATTACTTAATTCATCTAACCCATTAATTGATAATCTATGAAAACCAAAAAATAGTTTTTTATCATTAAAATTAACAACTTCAACTTGAGAATTATCTGGTCCTCTATGTTGAATTTTTTTAAATTGCTCTTCTAAATAATTAATATCAAAATCTTTCCCATAATAAAAAAATATGCCACACATATTTCTTTATAGTTAAATAATTCTTAAGTTCATTATTTTTTAAAACACGGATAATTATATTTAACAATTAAATCATATAATGATTGAACTCCTTTTGTTTCCAGATTTTTTATTGTTTCACTTTCACTTTTATTAATATTATTTTCTTTAAAAACATTATATAATGTTGAAACAGCATTTGTAGATAATATTGATGGTATTACAAAATAAATTGATACAATAACAATAAAGTAATAAAAATATTTTGTATAACCAGTTACTGTTTTATTTATACTACCATAAATCCATTGAAGACATAAAAATATTATAAATATAAATAAAAATGTAAATATTATGAAAAATTTCAAGTTGAACATTTGTTTCATGAAATTAATGTATTCTTTATCTTTATTTTGAATAAATTTATCAATAGTGTCGAATAATGTAATAGATGAATGTCCTGTTAATCTATAAACTAATAAAATAATAGTTGGAAAAATTAGTGAAATAAAAATATAATACTTAATCCATTGTGTTTTTTTTATATCATATCTATCTAAACTTATAAATTTTAGAAAAAATGGTGTTAAAAATGGTATTATAAATAAAAAACTTAATGATGTTAATCGACTATAATTTTTATTAATGTAATAAATGGGTTCTTCATCAATTTTTGTTATACAATTTGGATTTTTATATGGATTATTTTCTTTATTTTCTTGTACATAATTAACAATAATAGATGACATTAAATTTTTTAATAATGCCTCAATTAAAATAAAAATACCAATTAAATTAGTTATTATTAACAATATATAACTATTTTGTGTAAAACCAATATAAGTAATAGCATTTTTTTCTTCTTCTATTTCTTCTTCAGTCAATTTTTCTAATATTCCATCTTCATGATATTCAAATAATTTAAATGGAGAACCCAAACAAAAATTACTAAAATATATTAATGCTTTTCTATCTGTATATTCTTTACTTTCATCATCTTCATCTGTTTTTTTATATTCAGCAAGTGATGAACCATTTAAAATAAAAGAACCTGTTAAAAAAAAGAAGGATATAAACATAGTAATAATGTAATATTTTTCAAAAATAAATATATTTTTTGAAATTATTTCTCTATATTTTTTTTTGTCAAATGAATAATTTATATTACCAATTCCTTGATTTGACATAACTAATATTAAAAGATAAAAAAAATGAATTTAAAAAACTCCAATAATTACATGTGATTAAAATATTCCTAAAAATCCACATATCATTAATACAATCACTGTTATAATATAAATTATTGACATTATAGTACCAGAAGCAGAACCACATTTCATTATATCCATTAATTCATTTAAACCTCCTATTTCTTTTATAACATCTACAGTTGATTTATTTGTCTGAAATAAATTACATACTATCCCAATAAATATCTTTTTAATAATTGTTTTTTCAATTGTACTACCAGTTTGATATTTTGAATTTGTTTCTTCAGCATAATTTTTATTTTTTGCTTCTAATATTGCTATTTTATCATATATTTCTATAATTTTTTGTTTAGTAACTGGATCTGATGGATTTAAATCATCTTTATGTACATGATTCATTATTTTATTTTTTAATGGTTTAAATTTATTGTTGTCAATCATTTCTTGTAAATATTCATCTTTAGATACAACAATTTTTTCAATTTCATCTAATATTTTTATACCACTATTATTTTTTTTTCCATTTTTATCAAATTGAAATATTTCTTTTTTTTGTTCAAAAATTTGTCTTAATAATATTTTTGTTTTAACTATATTTTCATCATCAAAATTTAATTCTAAATTATCATTTGATAATACATATTCATACATTCCAATACAAGCAAGATTTACACCAAAAAATATATTGTATGACTTTGTTATTCGATTTAAAAATGGATTAGTAGTTAATGTATCATATAAACTATTTGCTATTGTTTCCATCATACTTCTATTACAACAGCCTCCTTCAAAATCTTTACATAATGGATCCTTTTTTACTATTACTGCTTCTCTTAAAGCATCAAGTTCTTCTTGATATTTTGTATTATCGATTATACCATTGATAAATGTAATATTATATATACTAGCATTATTCCAATTATTTGTGTTTTTTTTATTTAAATTATTATTATTATTGTTATTATTGTTATTATTATTATTTTCTCCACCATTTTGGTTTTTACCTTTCATAGATGGCATATTTAACATACCTTGTGGCATATTTTGTGGCATACCTTCTGGCATACCTTCT